CGCACAGACCTTTCGGGGTGATAAAATCCCCGGCGAAAGTATATGACAAAGTTCTCCAAAAAACTTGTGCCAGTCTGTGCCAGCCCGGATGGTAATAATGGAACATCCGGGCATGCTCAGTACAAATACGATTTTGTTCTTAACAATTTTACAAATGACGAACTAAGTTCTTTGTGCCAAACTTTACCAACAATCAGCAAAAAAGCGATAGTGGCAGAAGAAGTGGGAGAACAAGGAACCTCCCATTTACAATGCTACATAAGCCTAAAGGTCAAAAAAAGAATAACAGAGTTGCAAAGCCAATACCCCTGTTTTAAAAGATGCTCCTTCCGAAAATGTAGAAACGAAGAAGCACTAGAAGAGTATGTGCAAAAAGACGGTAAAATACACCTAAAGTGGGGATACCCCACACCTATCGCAATCATACAAGACCTTTACCCTTGGCAAAAAGAAATTGAGGAACTATGCATGGGTAAACCTGATGCAAGAAAGATAAATTGGTACTGGGAGCAAACTGGGAACATCGGAAAATCCGCCTTTGTAAAATACATGGTTGTAAAACACAAAGCACTGTTCTGTGATGGGGGCAAAAAAGCAGACATAATAAACCTAGTATTCAACAATGACATGGATACATGTAAAATCGTTATATGGGATATACCAAGAGCAAATCTAGGATCAATTTCTTATACATCATTAGAAGCTATAAAAAATGGACTCGTCTGCAACACAAAATATGAAACAGGAGTCAAAGCGTTCAATCCCCCTCATATCATTGTATTCGCTAATAGCCCCCCTGAAACCCCGGAAAAACTCAGTACCGACAGATGGAACATTGTCAATCTTAATTGTTGAGGATAAACCTCAACCAGGTACTGTGATAACGGGGTAAGCAGAGCCGCGACCGGAGGATCGCGCCCCCGTTCTAAGAGCACACAGCATATAGTTGAACTATATGCTGCTTGCTAGCTACGCGTAGATGGGAGCTCCCATCGCGATCAAAAGCATTGAAAATGCTTATGACCCGCGCCGCTCACCGGAGAGTGAGCGAGCGTCGCGGGTCAGAAGCATTTTTCCCCCAAGGCTTTGGTGAAAAAATTACTTCTTACATATCCTTAAAACTGAGTTCGGACATATAGGTCTGTTCGAGCCAAGGACGCACTAAAGTACTGGCTGGGCTTCCCTGTAGATTATCCACGAATCCAACGGCCATAAAAATAGCACAGTTGGTGGGACTGTTAAGAACGGTTGCCGGGAAGGGACTTGGACCAGGTACATCATCAGGAAACTTTAATTGCTTTGGGCAATGTTTAGTAAGGTTGACAGTAAAATCTGCATACCACTGATGAGAGTTGGCAACTGCAACTGGAGTAGTCAGTGTGCCGCCGGGTAATGCTGCACCACCATATCTCAGCTGAATCTTTCTGCGGTGGCGAAGCTGATAGGTGGCACCATTAATGCGGTGAAAGGGATCTAGGGTATTACCAACAAATGCAGTTGTATTACCCTCCGCAATATCAAGGAGTTGATTGAAATTGTTCTGTGCGCGGAGGTTAGTATAGTCTGACAGACTCACGTGCTCCAGAAAAAATAGATACACATCCAGATTAGTCATAGGAGTTGCAATCGCAGACACCAAGGAGCCGGTAATCCTTACACTGCCTTTCACAATCAGAGATTGGGTTCTTATGCGATTACCTACACGCTCGTAGTCGGAGAGACCCTGTACGACGTATGGAATGAGCTGAAGCAGATCTGTAGTGTTGTTAACAATGGTATTGTTTTGCACGGCCCATCCACGATTAGCAAAAGTGCCGGTAGCTATTGCTGAGGATGATCCGTTATTAGCGGACTGATAGAATATCGCCCGCTTAGTTTCGGCCTCTCCTCGAACCACTGCTTTAACAGCGCGCTTCATAGATGGAGATAATTTGGCCTTCTTTGCCGGGGACCTACGTGCCGGCTTTCTAGCGCGTCTAATCTTACGAGCCATACGCGCCATTGTTATACTCTACGGCGAGAAAATCTGCCGGGAGATATAACTTTTATAATTAAACGCACAGACCTTTCGGGGTGATAAAATCCCCGGCGAAAGTATATGACAAAGTTCTCCAAAAAACTTGTGCCAGTCTGTGCCAGCCCGGATGGTAATAATGGAACATCCGGGCATGCTCAGT